GGGTTACGCTGCAGGTGGAGCATTAAAGAAACCTAGTGCTTCAGAGAAGGGTGTAAAGAAGTTACCCAAGACTGTACGTAACAAGATGGGCTACATGAAAGACGGTGGCAAAGTTAAGAAAAAAGGTTACGCTATGGGTGGCATGACTGGTTCGTACAACCCTACTCAGGCTGATATGCAGCGTCAACAGAATATGATGCAAGGTCAGCAACCTAAGCCAGCTATGAAGAATGGCGGCATGATGAAAAAGAAAAAAGGTTACGCTAAGGGCGGTAAAGTAATGACGTACAACTTAGGTGGTATGGTCAAATCACAAACTGATAACCGTAAGAACAAGAAGTAACACTAGATGCCTGTACTTAATAATGGATCTAAGTTTGTAACACACGCTACTGCTCTGACAGGTACATCTGACACGGATTGTTATGTTGTACCTGATCACTTTTCATCACACCTAGAGCACTTGATGATTACGAACAGTGATTCTAGTAATAGAAACTACACTATTAAGTACTACGAGAAGGCAGCGAATACTACGTTTACTTTGTTTACAGCACATGCAGTTGCAGGTAAAGGTGCTGAATCTGTGTTTACTGTAGACAAACCTTTGTTCTTACACGCTGAAGACAAGATAATTGTAGCAGCGGGTACAGCAGATACGCTTACCGTTATTGTAGCTGCAGAGGAGTTCTTTGATCCTAATCGCTAATTGCATAACGGGATTGCAAACTTGTCTGTAGTACGCTAACATAAAATATGATATAACTATCTCCACGCACATAAGCAAAAGGAGATAGTGCAATGTTTAAACGTATATTAAAACGGTTCCAAGAGAACCAACAACGCAGAGCAGACTATTGGATACTCATGAATTTGAGTGACAAAGAACTGCACGATATGGGGATCAGTCGTGGCGAAGTCAGGCAAAAAGTCTACGGTTAATGCAGCGGGTAATTATACTAAGCCTACTATGCGTAAGCGCTTGGTTGCTTCCGTCAAAGCTGGCGGGAAAGGTGGAAAGCCCGGACAATGGAGCGCCAGGAAAGCCCAAATGGTTGCTAAGCAGTACAAAGCTAAGGGCGGGGGTTATAAGTAATGGCCCTCGCTAAATCACAGAAAAGTCTAAAGTCATGGACGAAACAGAAGTGGCGCACTAAGAGTGGCAAGCCTAGTGCTAAAACTGGTGAGCGGTATCTACCTGATAAGGCTATTAAGTCTCTTAGCGATAGTGAGTATGCCGCTACAACCAGAGCTAAACGAAAAGGCACTAAGGCAGGTAAGCAGCATGTGGCTCAGCCTAAGAAGATCGCAGCCAAAACCAAAGCCCACAGGAAGATAAAATGAAACGAAACCTTACGGAAAAACAAAGTAAGTTCTTAGAGGTTCTCTTTGAAGAGGCAGCAGGGGATGTTGTACTCGCCAAGAAGCTTGCAGGTTATAACCCTGAGTCATCTACTACATCTATTGTGGAGTCATTGAAGGATGAAATATTTGACGCAACTAAATCATATATGTCAAGAGTTGGCCCTAAGGCTGCAGTTGCATACGCCAGTGCTTTGGACGATCCTACCCAGCTAGGCGTTAAGGAACGCATGGTAGCTGCAGGTCAGATCTTAGATCGTGCAGGTATTGTTAAAACTGAGAAGGTGGCAGTAGAGTCAAGCGGTGGTTTGTTTATATTACCGCCCAAGAATGCAGATGCTTCTGAGGCTACGTAAAGAGCGCCCACTCCAAAGTGAGTACTGGATGTTACCCAAAGTACCTTTTAAGGTAAAGCTTTGGCAACGCATACCACGTACTAGCAACTATGTACCCTTCGGCTATGAGGTGGACCCTGAAGATGAGGAATGGCTGAACCCTATACCTAGAGAGTTAGAACTGTTAGAGTTAGCTAAGAAGCACTTAAAGCAGTACTCTTTAAGACAAGTATCAGCGTGGCTGACTACTCAGTCAGGTAAAAGCATAACTCACGATGGCCTGAAGAAGAGAATAGATGTCGAAAGAAAAAGAAAGCGTCTTGCTGCAATTAAGCGCTACTACGCCAAGCGGCTCCAAAAAGCGTTACAACAAGTCGAAGCGCTCGAAAAAAACTACACAGGCTACTTCATCTACGAAGACGAAGAAGGAACCGACAGTAGCGACACCCAGCCCAGCGCAGGTCAAGCCACCTGAGTATGAGGTAGAGGAAGCACAGAACATTGTCTTTAGGCCAAATCCTGGACCTCAGACGCAGTATCTAGCTTCTAGTGAACGTGAAGTTTTATATGGTGGTGCAGCGGGTGGCGGTAAGAGTTACGCTACATTAGCTGACCCTCTGCGTAACATGAACAGTCCAGACTTTAGTGGTCTACTTGTACGTCACACGACAGAGGAACTTAGGGAACTCATACAGAAATCTCAGGAGTTGTACCCTAAGGCTATACCAGGAATTAAGTGGTCTGAGCGTAAGAGCCAATGGACTACACCAAGAGGCGGCACACTTTGGATGTCGTACTTGGATAGAGATACAGACGTTATGCGCTATCAAGGACAGGCGTTTAACTATGTAGCGTTTGACGAGTTGACGCAGTGGCAGTCACCCTTTGCTTGGGACTACATGCGTTCACGTTTACGTAGTGCAAACAAGGACTTAGGTTTGTACATGCGAGCTACGACTAACCCAGGTGGGATCGGACATGCTTGGGTAAAGAAGATGTTCATTGATCCAGCAGCGCCTAATACGCCTTTCTGGGCAACGAACATAGAGACTGGTGAGGTATTACGCTTCCCGTCAGGGCATAGTAAAGCTGGTGAACCCCTGTTTAAAAGAAGGTTTATACCTGCCAGCCTCTTTGACAACCCGTATCTAGCTGAGAGTGGTGACTATGAAGCAATGCTTTTGTCATTACCTGAGCATCAACGTAAGCAACTACTAGAGGGTAATTGGGATGTTAACGAAGGCGCAGCCTTTCCTGAGTGGAACAGAGCCATACATGTCGTGGAGCCTTTTAAAATTCCCGCAAGTTGGACTAAGTTTAGAGCTTGCGACTACGGCTACGGAAGTTTCACAGGCGTTGTCTGGTTTGCTGTATCACCCAATGAACAGCTTGTTGTTTACAGAGAGCTATATTGTTCTAAAGTTACAGCTACTGATTTAGCGGATATGATACTTGAAGCCGAGAGTGGTGATGGAAGTATAAGGTACGGCGTGTTGGATAGCTCCCTGTGGCACAAACGAGGCGACACTGGCCCTTCCTTGGCTGAGCAAATGAACCAAAAGGGATGTAGGTGGAGGCCTTCAGACCGTTCACGAGGCTCAAGGGTTGCAGGTAAAAACGAGCTACACCGCCGTTTACAGGTTGATGAGTATACTCAGGAGCCAAGGCTGGTGTTCTTTTCAACCTGTACTCATTCTATAGCTCAGCTACCGTCTATACCTTTAGACAAGAGAAACCCTGAAGATGTAGACACAAATGCAGAAGACCACTTGTACGATGCAATACGGTATGGTATAATGACAAGACCAAGAAGTTCTTTGTGGGACTATAATCCTGCTTCACATAGATCTGGCTTTCAAGCTTCAGATTCAACCTTTGGATACTAAAACATATGGAACAAGACGATTTATTTGAAACAGATGACGTAGCCGTTATACAGGACGGTGAGGAGTTAGATGCCTCTAGCGTAGTGTCTTATGTAGAGTCTCGCTTCAAACGTGCAGAGGATGCACGATACGTAGATGAAAGTCGGTGGTTACGTGCCTATCGTAACTATAGAGGTTTGTACGGTAGTGATGTACAATTCACAGAAACTGAAAAGTCTCGTGTGTTTGTTAAAGTTACTAAGACTAAAACACTAGCAGCGTATGGTCAGATTGTAGATGTACTCTTTGGTAGCTCACGGTTCCCCCTCACAGTAAACCCTACAACGTTACCTGAGGGCGTAGCTGAAGCTATGCATATAAGTATAAACCCACAGGCTGAGCAAGCCATTGATCCTTTGCGTTCTGCCTTTGAGGAAGAGCCTAAGGTTAGCTTCTTGTTTGACCCTGATGAAAAGCTCAAGCCTGGCGAGACTATGTATGACCGCATGAAACGCATGGGTCCACTAAAGAATAAACTTGAGGCTGTAGGTGAGAAGATCGTAGAAGGTCCCGGCACAACTCAAGATACAGTAACATTCCATCCTGCTATGGTAGCAGCTAAGAAGATGGAAAAGAAAATACATGACCAGTTAGAAGAGAGCGGAGCTAATAAACAGCTTCGCCATACTGCTTTTGAGATGGCACTATTTGGTACGGGTATTATGAAAGGCCCGTTTGCTATAGATAAAGAGTACCCTAATTGGGATGGAGAGACAGGTGAGTATGATCCTGTTATCAAAACTGTGCCCTCTACAAGTCATGTATCTATATGGAATTTTTATCCTGACCCAGATGCGTATAACATGGATGAGGCAGAGTACGTAGTAGAGCGTCACCGTATGACACGCTCACAGATGCGTAGCTTGAAGTCTCGCCCTTTCTTCCGTAACGAATCAATTGACAATGCTATTGCTGCAGGTGAGTCCTACGATAAGAAGTATTGGGAACAGGACATGGAAGATGACAGTGTGTCAAACACTGCACCTGAACGTTATGAAGTCCTAGAGTTCTGGGGTTATGTAGACACAGACATCCTAGAAGAGAACGGTGTACGCATTCCTCGTGAGTTAAAAGACTCCGAGCAGCTAAGTGTAAACGTATGGATTTGTAACGGAGAAGTACTGCGCTTAGTGCTTAACCCATTCAAACCTGCACGTATTCCTTACTATGCTGTACCTTATGAGTTGAACCCATACTCATTCTTTGGCGTAGGTATCGCTGAGAACATGGACGATACGCAGACATTGATGAATGGTTTCATGCGTATGGCGATAGATAATGCTGCACTCAGTGGTAACTTAATCATTGAAGTTGATGAAACAAATTTGGTCCCTGGACAAGACTTATCTGTGTACCCTGGCAAGGTGTTTCGCAGACAGGGGGGTGCGCCAGGACAAGGAATCTTTGGCACAAAGTTCCCTAACGTTGCTGGCGAGAACATGCAACTCTTTGATAAGGCAAGGGTATTAGCTGATGAGAGTACAGGCTTCCCAAGTTTTGCACACGGTCAGACAGGTGTATCAGGAGTGGGACGAACTGCTTCTGGCATTTCTATGCTTATGTCTGCAGCTAATGGTAGTATACGAAATGTTGTCAAGAATGTTGATGATTATTTAATAGCACCCTTAGGACGTGCATTCTTTGGTTTCAATATGCAGTTTGACTTTGATAAAGAAATCAAGGGTGACTTAGAAGTTAAGGCGTCAGGTACAGAAAGCTTGATGGCTAACGAGGTACGCTCACAGCGCTTGATGCAGTTCATGGGTGTAGCTTCTAATCCAGCACTCATGCCATTCGTTAAGAGTGACTACATCATTCGTGAGATTGCTAAGTCTATGGATCTTGATCCAGATAAAGTTACTAACTCTTTGGGTGACGCAGCCATACAAGCTGAGATCCTCAAGAAGTTCACAACACCACCACCCCAACCTGAAGAGGCAGGACCACAAGGTCCACCCGCACCACCCAATCCAGGTGTAGCCCCAGAGCAAGCAGGAGTAGGCGTGAGTGACACAACAGGCGCTGGTGGGGGTAACATAGGCACAGGTACAGTACCCACCCCTGGTGAGCAAGGATTTACTGGCTAATGTCTATTAAGAAGTTAGTAAACGACAAACCTTTGTGGGATGACTTTGTTGAGACTATCAACAAGAAGATAGACATAGCCCAGCGCAGGTTAGAGCAGGAGAGTACTATGGAAGGTATGTATCGTGCTCAGGGTGAAATAGCTGCATTACGTAGGCTCATATATTTAAGGGAAGAAGTAAATGCTTGATGACAACAAAGCTCAGATGGAGATGGACCTTATAATGAATGAGCAGAAAGATCCTGTTAGTGGAAACACTGCTCCTATAGGTGCTAAACCTAGTGAGGTACGTGATGATATTGACATTCGTGTCAGTGAGAATGAGTTTGTAGTAAATGCACAAACGGTTAGATACTTCGGAGAGGAATTTTTTAATGAGTTACAAGAAGCTGCCGCACAAGGTTTTGAACGGATTAAAGAAGGTGATGAGCTACCTTTCAGAGATGATGAACTGGATGTTGACGAAACTGAAGATCAAGAAGTAGAACCAGAAGGCTTTGCTTATGGCGGTGCTGTAAAGGGTTACGCTGAAGGGGATGTTGTAGTACCTCAACCTGTAGGCGGTGGCTATGGTGGCTACGGCGGTACAGGTGCTTTGTTTGGCGGTTTCCAGTCTAAGACATACATTAACCCTGAAACAAATCAGAAGATGATTGTGTTCTTCTTTAATGGTAGACCCATGAAAAGAATACCTGCTGGTTTTGTTGAGATGGCTGCAACCCCTGCAGAGCAACAAGCAGTAGCTACACAAGCATCTAGAGATAGTAATGACGATAATTATGCTGATGAAATACTTAGTGAAATAAAAGCTAGTGGTACTGATTGGAGAAATAAAGACGTAGAGAGTTGGTCTGATGATGAGTACGCTAGTTACTATAGTCAGCTTGACTCAAATGTAAAGAAAGGTAATAGTCCTTTAGATTTAGATGAGGGCGAAAAGCTTGTAACTACTCTTTTAGGTGGTCCTTACGGCATACTAGGTAAAGTCCTTGGTGTGGATAGTGCTGTAGAAAGCTTGATTAAAAAACAAAAGTTAGAACGTGCAGAAGGTATATTTAATCATATAGCATCTTTAGAAGAAACAGACCCTGTAAAAAATGATACACGTTATATTTTGGGTTCTGTTCTTGGTAAGGAAGGTTATGATCCTACTGTAGGAAACCCTTATAAAACGTTTGAATATAAAGAAGGTGATTACACATCATTAAAGGCAGGGGATGAATTAGATATATATGGCATGCCAACAGAAAAAGCCCGTGTTGACAGAGGAATGTCTGCCACTAGCATACTAGACATGAGTAAAATTAATACTTTAGAAGAGTACTACGAAGCAGGTGGAATAAGACCTAGAGCAAGACCGCCTACTTTAGAAACTGGTGGGTTTGGTGTTGAGGCTCCCAAAGGTAAGTACGATCCTACCTCAACAACAGCAGCAGGTGGATTTAAAAATAATGTACTATCAAAAGCTGAACAGGACGCTTTTGATAATGCTGTAGACAGTGGTGATTCTGCCGCAGCAAATCATTATGTTTCTGTTAATAGATTACGTAATAAGCAGAACTCCTTTATTGACGGAGGCATGACTCGTGCAGAAGGTGCTGCAATGGGTCTTTCTTCTTGGGATATGGATCAAGCTGAAAAGTTTGGCGGTTCTGTAGAAAGGGCTACTACCTCTGAAGAAGAAGGCGGTCTTGGTACACATGCTAAACAAAAGAATCCATTTGCACCTGCTAGAGAAAAAAGTGATGATGATACAGCAGATGATACATCAGGCGATAAGATACTCTGTGATTTAATCTATCGCTACGGTTATTTAGATGAAGACATCTGGCGTTTAGACGAAGCGTTTGGTGATCGTGTTGCACTAGAAGACCCAGAGTTACTAGAAGGTTACCATACATGGGCTAAACCTATGGTAGCTTGGATAGAGAAAGAAACCTTCCTATCTAACTTATATCTTAAATACTGGTGTGTACCATTCACACGGCGCTGGGCAAATCACATTGCTCATGTAATGGAACCAGAAAACTATAAACCTGACTATGTAGGCAAACTTATGCTTGCTGTAGGTGTACCTATCTCTAGAGCTATTTACAAGCTAAAGGGTAGAAAACTAAAAACTGTTTAATAACTATAAGGCTACCCAGCTTCGGCTGGCCCCAACATAAAGGAAACAATTATGCCTGAACTAGCAGAAGTAGAAACTAAAAAGACAGCAGGTCTTGTAAACCCAAATAGACCTACCCCTCTAGAAGATAAGATTAAGAAAGAGGAAGAAGAACTAGAAGCTTTGATGAAAGCTCGTACTGAAGAAGTTGAGCAAAAAGTAGAAGAACCAGAAGCTAAACCTGAGAAAGAAGAACTATCAGGTGAAGAGCGTACATATAAGAAGCGCTACAGTG